TTATGGAAGCCGCAAAAATAACTCCCGCAGCCGTGCCTCAATAAAATCCAACCGTTCCAGCAGCTGATCCCGTTTGCGCGCCCGGCGTACCACCCGGTACGCTTTTCTTTTTTGCTTGTGGGCGAAATAGTCGCACCGGAGCACCGGGCAGCGTTCCCGGTCGAGCATGGACGCGCAAAAACCCGCCTTGTAACGGCGGTTCACCTTCGGGCAGTTCATCCGGTCGCAGACCTCGCACAGGCAGCGCATACAACCCACAGGGGCCTGGGGATGGATCATCTTCCCTTTTGCGCCGCCATATGCCGGTCGTACAGGACTTTATCCACGAAGCCCATCGCTTCCCCCTTCGTGTTAAGCCGCAGGATTGCCCCGATCTCCCGGGCGATGCAGGATTTGCTAAAACCTTGATCGAACCTTGTCAGCACATACCGTTCCAGGTGATTTGTCTTTTTCTCATTCATGGCTCGTTGCCTCATAACGGCCCAATAATTCCTTGTATTTGGGGTTTCGGGTGATGTAGAACTTCTCCATGCATTTTTCAATGAAGGCGTCAACGCCGACAAATTTGACGTATGCCGCAGTGGCGGCCCCGGCCTGATCGACCACGTACCGCTCCAGCTTATCGAAGTTGTAGTCCACCCCCGGAGCCTGATAGATATCCACTTTTTCAGACGTATGTATAAAACGGTACCAGAAATCAGCGATCGGCCAGCGCCGCTTATTACTGTCGGTACCGGGGTTTTCTACGTAACGTATGTACTTATTGATCGTCTTGGCAAAGACCTCCCCAACTTTTTCCAGTATCATTAAGTCAAGGAAGCGCTTAGCGTGTTTGTCGCGCAACTGAATCTCAAACCGAACCCAATGGCCTTCATCTTCCCTATTGCGCTCCATAGCCTTGTTGTAGATGCGAAAGTAGACGTCAGATTTTGGGCTGCCGTGGTGGATCGTAATGGCTTCCTGTCCGCCGATGTACTCGTGGAAGACGCCATTCTTGCGGAACTCAGATACATAGTTGCCTTTATGTACGTTGTTGGCCAGAACCTTAAGGTCAAGGACGCCCACATGATCGTCATAGGCTACGTCAAGGCGGGTGATGTTGTAGTCCTTATCGGATAGGATTTCTTCAAAAAGCGCTTTCCAATCCCCATGGCCAAAGCTTTCAAAGGCCCGGCAGCCTTTGCCGGACATTTCGCACCAGACCTCTTCCCTGCCCTCTCCGCCGTAGTGGATGTTGACGCCGTCATAGTACAGGCGGCTTTGGTAGCCACGCACGCCGTGTATGTTTTCAAAGGTGGCAATGTCCATGCCCAACAGCACAATAACGCCCTCCGGGGTAAGGTGCTTGGCGGTAAAGCTAAGCCAGTCGAAGAGGATGAGGTCATCGTATTTCATGGGTTTTCAACACTCCTTGTACAGTCTACCCCCCTGTTAGCCTAGGGGGGTTACGCGCGCTTCCTCGCACGCTAGGGGAAAATGCGTCTCTCGGACAGCCCTACCCGGCAGGCGCCATTCCACGGCATCAAACGGCAAGGCGACAAAAGGGCGGCAAACAAAAGGAAAGGCGATCTACTTTACAGGTGACCAGGCCATTGACACGCCGCTGGAAAACATTAGTGGCATGACACAGGGGCCATTCGGAAAAGGGCTTTCTTATCGGCCATCCGGCCTAGCCAAACTGGGGGTTCCCCCCAGCCCCCCGCGAAAGGCGGGAAATTACGCCATTTTGGAGACGTCCAGCCGCTTTCAAACGAAGCACGGTAGGCTTTCAGAAAAAGGAATCGCTCAAAAAGCCAAAAAAACGCCTTGTTTATGCCTTTTTCCAATGTAACACATTCAACCGGCCGCTGCGGCCGGGAATTGTGTTACACTTTTCTTGGGCTTCCCGCCCTTCGTTACGACGTCCCCCAAAACTTCTTGCCCCGGCAAGGTTTTGGAGATCAACTCCGCTTGCTTCACGGCCATGTCCCCGACGCGCTTGAGTTCCCTCAAGGTCTGCATCAGGCTGGATACCTCCCGAAGGTCTTCGACCAGCTGCTGGTACTCCTGGCGCTTGCGCTGGATGTCCCGCTCGATCTGATTCAACGCCTGTTCCCGGATCGGCAGCTGCCTTTTGCAGTACAAAACGAGGTTCTCAAACTTCTCGTTCATGCTGTCGCCGGGGTGCTCCATGATGATCTTCGCGACCTCGTCAGAGTACCGAAATGACCGGATGTTAGGTTTGGACATGGTGACGCCTCCTTTTTAATTTTGTAACACAAGCCCAGCTGGCCGATCGGCCGGCTGCCGGGGGAGGTTGTGTTACAATTCACGGTGTGGCGGCTCCACGGAGCCTAAAGGCTCCCCGTGGAGCCGTCACACCGCCAGATCAACTAGCGCGGCGCTGCTTTTTTTGCCTGCGAACCCAGCCACGGGAGGGCCTTTCCACGGCGTCCATATTGGCGGGGTGGTTACATTGCAGGGCGAGGATTTCCTCCGGGGTCATCATCTCCCCCGCCCGCATGGATTTTTTCAGGCTCCCCACACAGGCGTAGGTATCGTAGGCGGTGTAGTCCTTGTTGCGCACGAACCAGCAGGATTGCTTTTCCGGCTTGAGCAACGCCGGGTTGGCGGCGTTCTCCATCTCCCACGCCCCATACCGGCGCAGGACTTGGAAGCGCCAAGTCTTGGAGCAGGAAATCACGTAGCCGGTCACCTGCCGGAGCAGCGCGTCCACATGGCCGAACCGCTGAGCGGTATAAAACAGACTGATATGATAATGGCGGCAGGTAAGCAGCGTGTTAAGGAACAGCGGGTCGATGTTGGTTTTAAAGTTCCGGCTGTTCATTTGCACGCTGAATTCATCGCCCAGAACGAGGGTGACCGTCAAGGCGTCGGTCTCCTCATCCTCCCGGTAATTACGCTCGGCGCACAACACGATCTGCTCAAGCGATTCCAGCCGCTCATAGGGGATTTGAAGGTGGACATTGGACAGTACCTTTATCTTTTGGATAACGAACATCTTGCGCCGCTTGCACCAAACCGGCTTGTCGTTGTACCGGTGATAGGCGTTCACCACCCGGCGAACCACCGAGAGGGTTTTGCCCTTGCCAAACAGGCCGACATAGGCCAGCAGCTCCCCGGTCTTGCATTCGTTGTAAGCTTTGCGGGCAAAGTAGTGGAAGGCGTCGCGCGCGCCGTTGACCAGCACCTTGGGGAGGTTGAACAGGGCGCAACGCACAGCCGGGAAAAAACAAAACAGCACCACCGCGACGATGAACACCAGCAGCTGCATCTTACATCCTCCTCATGCCAAAAAGCTCGTCGGCGATGCTGGCCACCACCTTGAACACAGCGGAAACCAAAAACATGCCGACGAGCATGGTCAATAGATAGGGGATCAACTCCTGCATGTTGGACGGCGGGACGGCGTCAACGCCGATGATCTCAAAGAACTGGGCCACGATTTGAACCATTACACAAACCTCCTAAACATGTGGTAGACCGCTTGAAACACCAGGCAGAGCAGGAAGACCAGGGACAGGCCCTCCAGAACGGTGTAATCCTCAAAAGGCGTTGTCAGGAAGGGACGGGGGCCGGAGCCGCCGCCCGGATCGGTGGACTGCGCACCTTCCGGGACGATGGCTGCCCAGTATTCCACCGGGATGTTTAGCTTGATATCTGAAACGGATTCTAAGTAATAATCCGCCGAGTGCGCAAGGTCGATCCCGCCGGTGGAAAAGCCGGGGTGTTGCCAAGCCACCATATCCGCCTGATACTCGCCAAAACCGTAAAAGATGACGCAAAAGACAAAGCTGCCCTCAATAAATCCGGTGTTTTTCGAGGTGGCGTACATCAGGACATACGGCCTTTCCACATCGGATTCCTTGTAAAAGTAGACGGCGTCCGAGTTGGGGGGCTTCATGTTTTTAGCGTCTTCCATGGCGCTGTTGGCGGCTTCGCCGGTGATCTCGCGGATGGAAAAGAACATCGCCGCCGGGGAGAATTCGGCGAGAGCGATTTCCGGGGCTAAAACCGGTGGGGCTGGTCTCCGGTCTAACATCCCAGAAAGGATCTGATCAATAATCTCCGGAAGGTCCTCCAAAGGGATCGCCGGAATTTCTTCCTCCTCCTCCGGGTCTTCCGCTTCATCCGGCTGCTCCTCCCCTTCTTGGGTATTTTGTACATCTTCCGGGGGTTCATGGGGGTCGGCTGGGTCGGATGGGTCGGCAGCCGCCTCGTTTTGTTGTTCATCCTGCACAAATTCCCCGTACCCGGCATCGCCGGAAGGATCGTCGGCGTAGACAAGGATACACAGGCCCCAGGACGCCAGGCCGATCAAAAAGCCGCAAGCGACGGCCTTTATGGTTTCCTTCATCATCCAAACAACCTCCTAAAGAACCGCAGCAGCAGACCGGCCACCGTAGTCCAAAGGATGACCTGCCAGAAGCTGAGCGTAAAGCCCAACAGATCGAATTCAAAGGCCAAGAGGGCATAAACCGAAGAAAAGACAACGCCTAACAATTCCATACCCCTACCCCACAATTTTCCGTATCACCGCCGCCAAAACCAGAAGGGCGACGCCGAAGGTCAGGACAATGCCGAACTCAGGGGGCATGAACGGGAAAACCGCCGATAGGAAGTCGGTAAAACCGGAAAAGAGAGACGGGAAATAGTCGAAAATTTTGAGGATCACATTAACGAACGAGCCAATGCCCTCCACGATCTTCTCAAAGATACCGATAATAAAATCAATGATCGCTTTAAAGAGGTTGAGGACTAAAGAACCGGCCAAGGTCAAAAGATCATAAAAACGGCCGCCGATCCAATCGGTGACCTTATCCCACCAGCTTTGACCGCCACTGTCCCCGCTGCCGTCACCGCTGCCATTGTTGCCGCCGCCACCGCCGTTGTTGTTGCCGCCGCCGCCGTTGTTGTTGCCACCACCGCCGTTGTTGTTGCCGCCGCCGCCGGGGCCGCCGGGGTTTTCCGGGGCCGCTTGGGTAATGTAATAGATATTAGTGACCGTGTCCCCTTCCCGGATGGTGACGTACTCATCGCCATAGGTGATGATGGTGGTGCTATTGCCGGAATTGAGGGTATAGGAACGGTCGGAGTAGTCGTAAGTCCAGCTTTCAAAATTGTTGGTGGCGTTGGTTACGGGGTTGTACCAGGTGTTATTGGTTTCGTTGACGATCTGCTGGTTTTCGATGACGTGAAGGTCGCCGTTTTCGGCGTAATAGCCGTAGTTGTTGTGGATGGAGCCTAGGCGGGTGGCGGGGGCTCCAACAAGGCCGCCAATCGAATCCGCAACCAAGATATCCGCTGGGATTACCTCATATTCAACATAAGCAGGAACAATTATCCGCCAAGAAGCAGAACCCCTAAGCCCAGAAGACTCAGTCGAAGTATTAACATGATATGGATACTCAAAACCCTGGCCAGCGGACCGTGCGAAAAAATGCGGATGTCCAACAACACTTTCTAACACCCCCCTTTTCACCACACCATCCGTATCCAGAAACTCAAAAGATGCACCCTTGGTTCCCAGTTCCCTGTAAGCACCGGCTACCGGAGCATTACCATGATAAAAAACAATAAAAAGGTTATTAAAATTAATATATTTTGGCTTAGAAAGAACAGCATTAATAACAAGGCTATCGGATACAAAACGGACGTCCGCCTCATATTTCGCTTCATCACGCCATGCCTGATTGGACAGGTCATGAAATCCCGTATACTCATCCGGAAACCTAACAAAACAAGACATAAGACCGGCATCATTAAAGGCACTACTTCTAAAGTCCCTAAAGGGCGCTCTATATATAAAACCCCCACTACTGCTTATACCCGTGCCGCCGAAGCCGTTGCGAATTTCTTCGACGCGATCTCCATAAGCTTGTTCCACAGCCTCGGCAGAGCTTGAATAAGCATCCATTGCTTCATCGAAATTCAACCAGACACGAAGAGCGGCCGCAGTATACGACCTGTCAACATAATCAACAACATAATCAGCAACCCAATCCCAAAGTTCATCAACAACCGCGCCTATAATCCCACCTACAATAACGGAAGCTTTTGCCTGATAAACAGGAATAGACACCAGCACAAGAACAACCGCCAGCGCGACCATAGCCGCGCGGATCATGTTCCGCCTCACCGATTCACCCCCGTTTTGGACACATACAACACATACCGGAATAAGGCGTACACCAGGCCCAGGAGCATAAACGCCAGAAAAAACACAAACACAGGAATATCCATCATCGCCGCCAGGGTGCCGGAAAACAGGCCGAGGACGGCGTCTATAAACTGAATGGCGGTCATAGGCTCTTCCTCCCGTCATAGGGTGAGGGGCAGGGCTTTCACCCCGCCCCCTCTTGTGGCTATTCCGCAGACTGGCGGAGCTTTTGGAACACGCCGATCCCGGCGCTCAGAAGCCCGATGCCGACGAAGGTCACCAGCAGCGGATTGCCGATGATGAGGTCAAACACGCTGGTTACCAAAGGCACGACCGTTTCGGTGATCGCCGTTACGATTGGAGCCATCAACAAAGCCCTCCTTTCTTAGGTTTCAATAGAACGCCGGCTAGGCCAGCACGTTCACGCACAGCAGGAAAAGGGCAAAGCAGTACAGATAGCCCAGGGCGAAGGCGATCAGGGGAACATTTAGCCGGATCAGGGCGGTATGTAGCTTTTTCATAAAGCGCGGCCTCCTTTATTCGACTTGCTTTTGCTCCCGAATGATGGAAACAAGCTCCTCCCGGAGGCCTTCGGGGCACGCGCCGATCTCCCGGAGGTAAAACCGGAACTGGCCTTTTTCGTCTACCGCGCTGTTCACCACGGCCAACACCAGGTCGCCGTCCTCATAGTCCGACACCTTCAAAAACATTTTAGAATCGTTCCAGATCTGAAACTCCGTACACGTGCGCCCGGACAACAAGCCGAAGTCGCAGACATAACGCTCTTCCCCTTTTTCCTTCGTGATTACCCGCCTGACCTCCGGCTCGATGATTTTGCCGATCAAAAAGCTTTTCAT